CATGTAGACAATGACATCATTGATTTCGACTTCCTCATCGGTAGAGAGCCAAACTCTTTCATAATCAGCGGTAGTGTCTTTGCATAATAAGTATTTTGTCATTTTGTTTTTCTCCTTTTCTTTTTAGTTGACCTGCAAGAACCCATTATTCCATTTCTACCGTGAACAATGGCCTGTTTAAATTCTATAAACTTCCATATATCACTATAATTCCAATATCTTGTCTGCCTCACTCCTTCTTGAATATAATCGGGTAAAAGAGAGGCTAATTCATTATCAGGATGCTCTCTCTTCCATTTATACCAGTTATTGATTGTCTGTACAGAGGAATCAATGCGCATAGCGAGTTCCTCTATTTTAATCTTATTCTCCATACATCTCTCCTTTAACTTAATAGATATTCTGCAATATCTTTATTTGTCATTACTTTACCTGCTTTGTCTACAATCTGGTCACTAAGCTCACCTTTACGCTTTACAAGTTCCCATATACGCTCATCTATTGTATTTTTACAAAGAAGATTATAAATAGTAACATTCTTTGTCTGACCTATTCTGTGAGCTCTATCTACCGCTTGTTCGTAGTTTGCACGATTCCATGGGTGGTCTAAAAATATCACTACTTCTGCTCTATGTAATGTTATGCCTGTTCCACATGCGCCTATTGTTCCTACAACAATCTCTGCTCTACCATCTTGAAACGCATCAATATTTTTCTGTCTATCAGAATCTTTAGTATCTCCTGTAATAGCTACATAAGTATATTTGCCATGAAGTCGATTACACACTTCATTTGTAATCTGTGACCAGTTACTAAACACTATCACTTGCTGACCATTTTCTCTTGCATCTGCTATCAGCTCTTCCATTCTGTCCAGCTTTGCTGAACATTGAATTTCAGACGAGAGAATACCAGTATATCCTGTAGCTTGTCTTAGTCTTATCATCTCTGCTAAAGGGTTCGGCGAAACAGAAATCATATCTATATTAGATTTAATATCTGCTTTAATCTCTTTATAGATAACAGCCTGTTTAGGCAACATATCAACATATTCATCTATATATGTTTTTTCAGGTAAGTCTAAGACATTTTTCTTTAATCGCCTTAACATTATAGACTGTAACTGTTCTTCTAATTCATCTAAATGTTTATACCCGACTATTTCATATCCACCATATCCACCAAATACTGCATAGTATTGTTTGAATGAATAAAAAGCGTGTTTCTCATAACCTAACCACCTCAGAATAACATATAAATCAAGAGGCGAGTTCATCAAAGGAGTACCAGTCATAGCTATACGACAATCCGCATCTAATTTAATAAATGCTTTGCCCTGCTGACTACTTGGGTTTTTCATCTTGGCTATCTCGTCGGCAGCAATCATATTTATCTTACAGTCAGTATCAGAATGTATCCATTTGATAATCTGGTCTGTTATATCATCATCTCTGAGAGTTTCTATATTAGTTATAATAAAATACTCAGAAATTTCATCCAGGTGCTCTAAATCATACAATTTATCTTTAGTAGAACCTATATATATTTCACCTGTTCTCTTTCTCACTCTTTGACCTAAAATATAGGGCTGTTCATCTGAATGTTTTAATACTTCATTGTACCAGTTCCATTTAAGACCATTGACTCCGCAAACTATAAGACAGTGTGAGTAACCAAATGCCATCTTTCTTGCAACAGCTATATCTATAACTTGCTTTGTCTTACCTAGTCCTTGGTCATCACCAAGCAACCATCTGCTGTGCATCAATCCGTATTTAAAGCCTTCAATCTGATGTTTGTAGCAACTGGTTTTGAATTTATAATCTTCAATACTGAAATTAATTTCGGGATTAAGTTCTACATATCTACCACTAATATCAAAATCCATATTAGGAAATTCTTTAAACATATAAGATAAATCTTGTAGTCTTATCTCCCATTCTTTTGTGCCTTTTATCCAGCTTCTATTTCTCAACTTCTTTATAGAATCAATCACATCTTGATTGAACGGAAAAGTGAGAAAAGCTGAATAATCATCAGGCATAAACCTTGATTTTCTAATTTTTACATTTATCATTTTATCTCATCTCACTTTCTATGATTAAATATTCTATAACATATTTATTTGCTTGTCAATTCTACAAAAGAAAGAGCCTGACACGAATGTCAGGCTCTTAATTGAGAGTACATTATAGCTGATTAACAGCATCCTGCATCATCATTTTAAAGCGGTCAATTTCTTTATCATGTCCGCTATATCCACCTCTGTTTCCGGAGTAGTCCCCTCGATTTCTGGAATAGTCTCTGGAGTTGTCGTAACCTCTCTCATAGCTTCTTCCATCTTCATAGCTTCGTCCGGAGTAATCGTAACTTCCGTCGTAGCTGTCACGACTTCTTCCCCGTCTACCACCTTCATTATATCTCCCGTCACTATCTCCGTCTCTTCCTCTTCTAGCTCCGCTGTAACTGGGAAAGTCATACCCATACTGTTCTATCATTTCATTACCGAGCATTACTTTGTCAAGATTCTTGATGGAGTGTGTGAGTTTGTCTATAATTTCAAGGTCGTTTGTAGAGATTTCTTCTTTTTTAGCAACCTTTTCAAGTTCTCCGCAAAGCGTATCACGGAGACTCTCTAACTTCTTTGACATATCATTTCCTCCTTTCACGCTATGCGATTAATGGTCATGTTAGCATTTTGAACCTGAATAAGCGATGTAGCTTCTGTTGCAGGGTCACCTGTCGTTGCATCTACATAATCAACACCTATACTAAAGCAACATCCTTTAGGTACTGTGATGATTGCAGTTGAGGTTACATTAAAATACTCATCAACGGCAGCAGGAGTAACAATAGCCCTAGATGTGAGTCTAGGTTCACCATTAACAGTTATAGCAACTGCGATAGGAGAAATTGCTCCACCCTCAGGTATTGCAATGTTTCCATTGAATGTTACCTGATAACGGGCAAAACAATTATTAGTGATACCTCTGAGAATAAAATTACCAGTTTCATCTTCGTGATAAACATATCCACGAGGACATGGTAAAGAAGCTGTAAAGATGATAGGTGCATTTAGCGCCACATTCTGTACTGCATTGGCTAAATATTCGGCCATAGTATCACCTCACTTTATGCTACTCCACAGCCACAGCCACATCCGTAGTTCATGTTCTGTGGGCAAGTGAAGATAGGGGTTCTACCATATACAGGTGTAGTAGGAACAGGACAGTTATTCAGCCTGTTATAGAGCTGGTCTACTTCATTAGCAAAGCCCTGTGAAATGAAGGCGTTCTGAGCAGTCTGTGACTCTCTGAGAGTAGCCATATTAAGCTGAGTAGTAAGCTCAGCAATTCTGTCGTTCTTAGCCTCAACCTGTGCTTTAACACCATCAAGTTCAAGCTGGCAGAGTTTGTCGAGAATAGCCTGTGTACCATTTGTCTGGCTCTGAATAACATCTCTTGTATTGTTTGCATCAGCAAATCTTGTCTGGTTGCCTTCGTTCTGAATAATATTCTGAGTCTGGCAAGTAGCAAGCCTGTTCTCACAGCAACATGAAGCCTGCTGAGAAGCGAGGTTATTGATAGCGCCAGTGATAGCAGTCTGAGAACCAAATGCCTGCTGTAAGTTAGCAATCTGTCTAGCGTTAGCCGCAGTTTCTGCATTAGCAAAGCCATTAGTAATAGTACCTGTGATAGCATTACCTGTCTGACAGATGTTCTGATTGATACCTGCAATGCCAAGAGCTGTGTCACCAAAGCCACTTGTAACTGCACTCTGAATACCTGAAAGCTGACTAGAAATCTGGGCATCTCTAAAGCCATCATTGACATTGTTGTTTATGCCATTCTGGCCATTCATAAGCCAAGGGAAGTCATATCCGAGCATCATATTTCCTGCTCCACCAAATCCTCCCCATCCTCCAAATCCATTGCCCATAAGAGCAAAGAGGAAAAGGATAATCCACCACCCATCTGCTCCCCACATACCATTACCGAAACCACTGTTTCCACCATAGTAAGCAGGTGCTACTGGCATTACCATTCCATTACCATTATCCATAGTAATTCTCCTTTCTAAAAAATTGATATTGTTTCCCTTGCAAGGATTGAAACCTAAGTTTAATTCATTTTGTTTAGAGTCAGATTTTGATATGTAAGTAAAAATGAACTAAAGTTTTTTAGCTTAAAATGTTTAATTCATCTCAAAATCTAAATCCCATTCTCTGTAATGTTCCCATTACTTTTTGAAAAGCTCCTTGATTCATTCTGCCGCTCTGTATCAGATAATTGACTGCTGAATGAGGGTCATTCTGATACTCTGAGGGAATATTAAGATTTCTCTGAGCCATGAACTGAATAGGATTTTGTCTAAACAACTGAAATTGTGACTGCATATCAGGTTGAGAATTATTACCATTTAATTGCTCATAAACTGAATTAGCCATTCTTTCTTCCTTTCTGTTGCTCCATCATCTGTTTGTTTTCATCTTCCATGCGTCTGAGCTGTTCCTTTAAGCTCGTAATTTCTTCCTGCATCTTCTTTACTTCTTCTCTTGTAGCTGTAAATGCAGTGTCAATCTGTTTAGCTTCATGGCTCTCTAAACGCATAGGTTCTTCGACTACTTCTGAGTACGCATACTTTTTAAGTGTAGGCATTCCCATTGTATCTGCTGACTTAATGTAGAAGTTCTGGCCTTCTGAGTCCATAAGTAATACAGAAGTGCCAGGCGGAGTATTATAAGCTCTCGCTCCAACGTCACCCTGCACCCAGTTTATGGTTGATGATTGAGTGGGCTGAGCCATCTGCATCTGAGGTGGAGCAAATGATGGGCTATAAGACTGGCCATAGCTATTGCCTTGATTATAGCTTTGCTGATAAGGTGAATAACTTTGTTGATAATTATTAAAATAAGGTCCTGGCATATTTATCTCTCCTTTCGCCAATAAAATAGAGGTACTTTATCTCCTGAGTCCCACGCATCATAGTAATCACCATCTTTTACACAGACTGCATGGGTACCAGTGCCTAGAATGAACGTTCCTTCAGGATGGTCTAAACAAAAATCTTTAACTGTATAGCAATATGGGCAAGTATTGGGAATAATTTCTCTGATAAATCCTTCATCTTGGAGCTGTGCTCCCCACACAGAATCAGAAGATGGCATATCGTGTAAGATAAAACCGCGTAATACGATTTTAATAAAAGCAGTTTCCCAATCACAATCAGTGGCTGCACATATGGCTCTGACAACACAATCGCCTACATTTTTAAGTTCTGGGTTTGGATTAAAATTTATGTATGACATACATAAATGATAGAAAGAAAAAGAGCTATCCGCGAGTTCGTGGATAGCTCAATTATATAGACATATTCAATTCATTTTTAGACCTTTGAACAACTGTTCTTGGGCTTTAATCAATATACGTTTAAGCTGAGAAACAGATATATCAAATTCCTCAGCCAAAGGCTCATAACATATTTCATCAATTATACGGCGTTTAAGAATTGCTCTAGCTCGTTCACCACGGACGTATCTATCAATAGCTTCTGCAATTTCATAGTTGTCCATGTCATTGAGTTTCATCATTTACGCCTTCTTCTTCCTCTTTTTCTGTATCTAGTCTTGTACACTCTCGCCATAGTTGAAATCTCCATTCATATCGTTGCCAATATAACTGGCATTTCCATCTTTATTCTCGACTGTTACAGTATCATATTCTTCTACTGGTAATGATATATACCAGAGAAATCCAGCTATTGTAGCTGCCCATAAAACTAATATTATCACTATTGTAATAATCAGCCTTTTAATAATAACTGAGAAGTGATTAAGTATGCCTTCTAAACTAAAGTATGACACATCATTTCGTTTGTCTTCCATAGGGGATTATCCTTTCTTCAATAAATCATTTACTTTTGCCTGAACCATAGCTGGATTATATCCAGCGGCTCTAAGGAGCTGTTTTCTTGTAGCCCCGTTCCCCCATTTTCCATTCAATACTTCTTTTGCAATCTCATCTATTGATTTTAAATCAGCGGTGTAGTGAGGATCCCAGTTTGTAAGATTAAATTTCTTAATACAGTCCATGTTTGTCTGGACATATCGTCTTGATGTAGCATAACCATCAGTCTTGATTCTCTGTAGATAAACTTCTGGAGAATCGGCGGATTTAAGATTACTATATCTCTTAGTAGATATAAAATCAAAATATCCTTTTACACCATCTTCCATACTACTATAG